GACTACTAGAGCAATACTCAAAGGAAACATATTCCCTATGTGGCGTTATGGTGGAATCCGTCCTGAATTTATGATTAGCCCATTTGCAGCTGGTAGTTTCTTTCTCCAAATGCCTTCACAAGACGAAGAATCAATGCAAACGACGGCAGCAATACGTTCAGCAGTATCTCAAGCAAGAAGCATGGGTGCGTTTGATGCCGCATTTGGTGATAAATTTCCAGATTGGTGTCGATTTGGATTAAATGAAGGCTTAGTTTCTGGGGCTGTACGCGACCAATGGCCTCCAATTAAGCATGCAGATAATGGGAATGTCCTATGTCTTTGAATGAAAGTGACCAGGTTCAAAACGAACGAATCTCAAAAGTTGAAGAACGAATGCTCATGATGGAGCAAGCCGTTCTTGAGATGAGAGGGATGGCTAAAACAATCAAGCTTGTGATGATTGCACTTGCGGCATCATTCGGACTCGACATCCATAGTATAATCGTCTAATGAGTGTTGTACCTTTTCTTCAACTGTAACCAGGAGGGAATAACGATCTTCTCTTGCGACTTGTTCAAAAACATGCAGCTCTACTTTTTCAAATCCTCTCTTCTTACCGAACCCTGAAGAAGTCCATCCAAACGAAACAACACGAGAACCTACTTGCATAGTTGAAGCAAGCATGTCTTTTCCTTCTCCCCACATATTATGTGTTTGCCAAAGTTTGAGGTTTTTCCCAATCCCATCATAATGGTCTTTCAATTGTCTAAGACTGTATGGTGGGTCAAAAAAAACTAAATCAGGAGATCGTAATCCATAGTTATCAACTCTCATTTTGATAGTTCGACAGAAATCTTTCCATTCTAAATTATAATGGCAATCAAACTCTTCATTCAAATCATTCGTGATAAAATGTGGATTTGTATGAACAAATGATTCTCGTGCGAAACCATCGATGCCCAACATTTTCCCTGAAGACTTTGTCATCATGTGGGAAATTTGATTGTCGAGAATCTTTCTCATATGTTTGTTATCATATGGAGTGTTTGTAATGTTGGTTCTTGTAAATGTCAGCTTCATTCATTCCACTCCAAAGAAACGTCGCATTGTTCACAATATCCGAACCAAACTTGGTCATAGGGCGAATACTTAGCTCGTATAAAATTCCCACATATATGATGAGGAATTTCCTTATCAGGTTTTGACGATCTTTTTAGAAGCTCATCTCTAACCCATTTGGAAAAGTTTGGCATTTCATCTGCAACCTTTTTGCTTGCATCGCATAGATTGACCATTTTATGATTCATAGTAATTCCTCAATATGTGGCAAGTCATCAAAGACATTATTTAATTCTGATTGGATGGCTTTCATATCATATTCGTTTAATCTTCCATGCAAGAACTTCAACTCTCCATGTCTGGGGTACCATCTGTAAGTGGCTTGAGTCGGCCACACGACAAGAACCCCGCCGTGTGGGTCATTGACCATAGTTAATTCGTATCGTGTGCCGTTTCCTGGTTGAAATTCAATAGTTGTTGGTATTCGTTTCATATATATTCCCGCAAACCGTCCTAAAAGGTTTTCATATATATATATCACCAAAAAAAAACGGGGAGGGTTCATATCCTAAGGCTTGTTAGCAAAGGGTGGGTGTGTTGGGGATGGTAACTAAGGCGTGCTTTTGGCGGCTACGCCGCGAGGATGGGAGTCGGAGGCGGAAAATCGGTGTTTTTTTTGCATCAGTTTACTTTATACACCGAATTAACTTGGTTGTTGCATGGCGAAAGGCTCCAACGACGTAATTTTAAGAGACAGACTTCAATTTGATATCAAAACAGATGGCGATATCGACCTGGTTTATGGTAGAATTGATTTATCCGACTATGTATCAATTGTTGAAAACAAAGGACTTGCTATCAAAGAAATTCGGTTTCAACCTCGTACATCTGCGACTCGAGTAGGAACTACGGGATCGTGGCCTCAATGGATGCTTGATTTTGGTACACTTGCGAATGCAACATCAGAGCTGAAAATGTTTGCTACTACAACAGCATATGAAAATGCCTTTGATGTTGGTATTGGTTCCCCAAATGTTTTGTGCATTTACGAACGCCAAACTACTCAATGTCTTGCTGACCCTGTAACAGGGGCAGATACTCAACAGGGTTTGACTGAATGGAATTGGTGGGGCACTCCTGACCTTCACCCTGAAGGTTATGATGTCGTAACTGATTTGCTTATTGGTGTATCTGGTTTTGCTATTACTCGCCTTGCTGATGCAACTTGTGAACTTGATGTGATGATTATTGCAGAACCTAAGAAAATCACACAAAAAGACATGACACAAATGCTCACTCAAGCTCAAGACCTCTGAGGTGGTCTTAGTGGCTAAAAGAAAGCGAACAAAAGAGGAAGCTTTAGAGCGTCTTATGTCCGTTCCTAATGTTCCCCTGAAGGGAAAATTAGGACAGATAAACAAAGCCGCACGATTAGGAGCTGCAGGGTTGATTATGCTTGACCCATTTAATTTCCTAGCTGATGATGTCCTAACAATCCCTATTCCTATGATTGCTATTCCCGCTCATGAATCTCACCTGCTTAGTAGTTCCCCTTCAATGCAAATCTACATTCGAGCAGGTGAGACAATAGTCCCTACAGGTGGCGATGTTCAAGATTACGCTGAAGGCGTTGCAGAGGGTCAAGCTTTAGAAGCTAGTATAGTAGCTGAAAATTCTAAGCCTAAGAAAAAGAAAACGGCAAGACAACGAGCTTATTCAAAGAACTTCAAGAAAATTGCTCCAAGATACAAGAATAAGAACGGTAAGTGGAAGAAAGACGGTTTCAAGCGTTGTGTTAAGGAAGCACATAGGATGTGTAACTAATGCCTCTTCATTTCATACGAGAAACACTCGAACAAGAAACAATAACTCTTGATGCGACAGGTGAAGCGTTTGTTCAAAAGCGAATTAATCTAAGGTCTGGATTTGCTCATAATCTTCTTCAAACCGATTTGTTTTGCGATTCATTTGTGGGAGTACCTGGTCAATGTTTGGCAGAGATAATTATTTCACCATATCCTGTAATTCCTACTACTATGGATTTAAGTGCTCAATATGTGGGTGTTGGAAGATACCCTGCAGCGGGGAACGATTTAGTTTTATTTAAGGCAAATTGTACTTTAATCGATCAGCAAACTCCGGTTTTTGACCAATTTCCAAGTCTCCAAATAGCCGCACAACAGAAAGACACATTTTATTCAGACCACGTTTATATCAATCTGCACATAGTAGGCGACGCTGATGCCGTACTAAGCGGCTTGGCATTATCGTTTTTGATGGTTGTAGACAATAAAAAAGCTTCAGTATTGACCTCAAGTATGGGTCAAATGGCTGAAAACCATGATGCAATGTGTGCCGAATTGATGAATAATGGGCACATGACTACTAGAGCAATACTCAAAGGAAACATATTCCCTATGTGGCGTTATGGTGGAATCCGTCCTGAATTTATGATTAGCCCATTTGCAGCTGGTAGTTTCTTTCTCCAAATGCCTTCACAAGA